AAAAAAGCCCGCACTGGTAATGCGGACTAAGACGTGATGTGTCTATTAAATTTTATACATAGATTATATCACGTTTCAACAAAAATCAGAAACGGAGAACATTATGGAATTACAACTTATACCAGTAGATGGAGATGGGCAAAGGGTTGACTTGAATCCATCAGCTATAAAAGATATGGATAATATCACACTCACAGAGTTCTTAGCTCAAGCAAAGATTATAGCTGACCTTTATAAAAAGGGTGAAACTGAGGCTAAAAAGCGGCTTGATGAAGGTCAACAATTCAATCGTTTGAGTTATGGTAAAGCAGCACAACAAAAGGTTTTAACGATGACTAATAAACAAAAATATGACTTAGTTAAAGCTCATGGTTGGGATTGTGTAGAGCCAATTACTTTAACTAAACTCAAGAGCAAGTTCGGAGATGGAATCGAACAAGAGCTTGAGCAATCCATTGTTTATAAAGATAAGAAAGCACCTCTTAAATGGGATGCGTGAGGTAAATTATGGCAGATAAAGAGAAGTCAGTTTTTGAACTGTTAAATTCAATAGATGTCAGTGACAAAGTCGAAAAAAAGAAATCAGGTAAAAATGAGCTAAGTTATCTTAGCTGGACTTGGGCCTGGTCTGAATTTAAAAAGAAATTTCCAAAAGCGACTTATGAAATTAAGAAGTTTGTTTCAAAAGATGGAAATGAGCTTCCATATATGCATGATAGCACAACTGGTTTTATGGTTTTTACATCAGTAACAGTGGATGATGTGACCCATGAAATGTGGTTGCCTGTCATGGATGGAGCAAACAAAGCCATGAAAGATAAGCCTTATAAATATATGACTAAATATAATGGTGAAAAATCGGTTGAACAAGCTTCAATGTTTGACGTAAATAAAGCAATCATGCGTTGTTTGGTAAAAAATATAGCAATGTTTGGATTGGGGCTATATATCTATGCTGGAGAAGATTTACCAGAAGAACCACCTCAACCTCAATTAAGCGATGCTGAGTTAATTGCGAAATATTTAAAACAACATCCAGAAAATAAACCTAATGTTGATGAATTTTTGAAAACAAAATCGGAACACGAAGTTGCTGAAATGATGAAAGCATATATAGATTGGAGTAAATAATGATTAATAATGTTGTATTAGTAGGTCGCTTAACCCGTGACCCTGAACTTAGATATACACCACAGAACCAAGCAGTAGGAACATTTGGATTAGCTGTCAATCGTCAGTTTAAGAATGCCAATGGAGAACGAGAAGCTGACTTCATTAATTGTGTTATTTGGCGTCAACAAGCAGAAAATTTAGCAAATTTTGCTAAAAAAGGGGCTCTGATTGGAATAACTGGACGGATTCAAACAAGGAACTATGAGAACCAACAAGGGCAAAAGGTTTATGTGACTGAAGTTGTTGCAGATACTTTCCAAATGCTAGAAAGCAATAAAACACAAGGTCAGCAAGCAAGTAAACCGCAAGCTCAAAATAAAAAGCCACAAGCACCAGACCCTTTTAAAGCTCCTGCTGCTGATCCATTTGCTGGTGGTACTGAAATTTCAGACGACCAACTACCATTTTAATTAACAATCTGGTGCAGCGTGCGTAACAAATGCTTAAATTCGAGGGGATAGGCAATGCGCAACATCCCCCAGCCTTTAATTTGAAATCTAAATTGGTCGAATTCGACCACGTTGAAATAAATATAGAAGAAAGGAATTATAAATGGAATTTGAAACTTGGAAAAAAATTGAGTTTATTAACTCTCCAAAAATTGTTGGTATTCCAGTAGGCGAATATGAGATTAGCAGCCATGGAAATTTGAGACAAATTATAACTGATAATATTCGCAAGAAAGTAAAAATAAATACTACCTCAGACCAGCGCCCAAGATATGGTTTTACACTCGATAATGGAAAACGAGTAATGCCATTTATACATCAGCTGGTAGCACAGGCATTTATTCCAAACCCTGAAGGACTGCCAAACGTTAAACATATTGATGGTAACAAAACAAATAATTATGTTGGAAATCTACGGTGGTCTAAGTAATGGCACAAAGAAGAATGTTTAGTAAAAAAATAGTTGAAACAGATTTCTTTATGGAAATGTCACCAACAGCAAAATTACTCTATTTTTACCTAAATATGAGTGCTGATGATGATGGTTTTGTTGGGAATCCTAAAACAATTAAATTGATTAGTGGAGCTACTGATGATGACTTAAAAATACTTATTGCTAAACAGTTTATCATCCCATTTGATAGTGGAGTTATTGTAATCAAAGACTGGAAGATTCATAATTACATCAGAAATGATAGATATAACGAAACGCAGTATTTAGAGGAAAAAAAGCAGCTTGTGATAGCAGAAAACGGAACTTATTCAAAAGTTGGTATACCAGGTGTCATACCAACGGTATCCACAGGTAAGGATAGGTTAGGTAAGGATAGGTTAGGTAAGAGTAATAATACTATGTCAGATAAATCTGACGATGTTATTCCATATTCTCAAATCATTTCTTACTTGAATGAAAAAACAGGGCGAAGTTTTAGAACCACCGAAGCTCACAAACGTTTTATCAAAGCGAGGTGGAACGAGGATTATAAACTAGATGACTTTAAGAAGGTCGTTGATAATAAAGTTGCTGACTGGACAGGTAAAACAATAAACGGGCAACCAGCAGAAAAATACTTACAACCTTCAACGTTGTTTGGAACGAAGTTTGATAATTACCTTAATCAGGCACCAATGCACCAAGAACAAGCACAGCCTTATGATGATCTTGGACTGCCATTTTAGGAGGAAGAAATGGAAAGTATCGGAGATGTTATTGGAAAATTTGTTGATATGGATAAATTTAATGCAATGACTGATAAAGTTATCGCTCGTCCAGAAATAGAAAAATTCATTTCAGATAATAAGATGACTAGCGATGAAGTTTCAAAAAGTTATTCTAAATTCTACGAATATCTTAAAGAGAAAAATAAATTTGATAATAACGAAAAAACAGCAATGAATGGGCATGAACCTTTTTTGATTATGAACTGTGGTTATGCCGATGTTGTCTATCGTGAGACTGAAGAAGTGATTAAACGTAGGAAAAAAGCTGAGTTTGTCAAAAGGCTTAATCGCAATAGCATTGTGAGAGATATGACAATAAAAAAAGCAAGTTTTGAAAATTTTAATGCAGTAACTGACGAAGAAAAGAGAGCTTTAGCGTTCGCAAAAGAAGTATCTGAATATTATTATACTGGCGGTGAGGGAAACACAGTAGTGAGCGGACCAGCAGGAACAGGGAAAAGTCATCTAGCCATGAGCATCTTAAAAGATTGTTTGCAGCATACTGATTTAACCGTTATTTTTGCAAGTTGGTCAGAGGTTCTTCACTTAATCAAAGATAGTTTTGATAATAAAGACAGCTTTTATTCAACTGAATACTTCATGGAAGTTTTTAGAAATACTGATTTATTGGTTATTGATGATATTGGAAGCGAAAAAATAACAGAATGGTCCATGTCTTTACTGACAGAAGTTTTGGATGCAAGGACTAAGACTATTATTACCACTAACCTAAAAAGTGACGAAATAAGAAAAAAATATCATAACAGGACATATAGCCGTTTGTTCAGAGGTATTGGAAAAAAAGCATTCAATTTTGAAAACATTAAAGATAAGCGTGTTAGTCAATTGCCATTCTAGGAGAAGCAATGAAAACAATAATCATTGAGCAGTGGGAAAACGAACATTACCCACTTGGAAGAATTAAAAAGCAGAAGCTGGCTGATAAATCTGAGCATGAGATTATTTTTATTCTTAATCGCATGGCTCAGATGCCTGCAATTGCTAGATTTGGAGAAGCAAGTGAAGTTCCAGCAAACTAAAAAGTCAAAATATGGAGCAAAGAAAACAACGGTTGATGGTATTGTGTTCGATAGCAAAGCTGAATCAATCTACTATTTGCAACATAAAAATGATAAACGGATGACCATGCAAGAGAAGTTTGTTCTCATGGATAAATTCAGACTGAACGGAAAACTTTATAGAGAAATAGCTTATAAAGCGGACTTTGTTTTCAGAAATGAAGATAACGAAATACTCAAAGTTGTCGATGTAAAAGGCATGGTTCTACCTGAATTTAAAATGAAAGCAAAATTATTTGCTAACAGATATGGAATTCCGATAACAATTGCTAAGAAAGTAGCGAGAATGAATATGTTTGAGGAGAGCGAGATATGACTGAAACAGCAAAAGAGCGCATCGAAAACGAAATAAAATCAGTTGAAAAACGTCTTCATAGTGGAAGAAATGCTGGAAAAACATATAATACTGGAGTTAAAGAAGGATTAATGATTGCTCGTGCTCACGTTATTGATTCTTCCACAACTGACAAACTTTCGGTCGAAAAACTAGAGCCAATCGGATATTACAACGAAGCGCATGGTTTTTTACATGATGAGTTTGATAAAGATTGTTATTGTCAGGGCGGTTGTCATATGGAAGCAGTTTACACTGAAAGTCAAGTTAAAACATTAACTGGCGAAAATAAGGCTGAAAAACTCCAAGAACGCTGTGATAGATATGAAAAGGCACTGACAGAAATATATAATCTGCATTATTGCTTAAATCCTACTGAAAAAGGTAAATGTGGACTTATAGCTCATGATGCACTCGCAGCGATTGGAGAAAACCATGATTAAAACAAATTTTGTCACTTTAAAAAAGCTGTATGGATTGGCAAGAAATAACAATTTCAAAGCCACTAAAAAAGAATTGTCTGTGAAAATCAGTGGTCGAACTAAGTACAATCACGAACTTTCTCAGCTTTACTTGGATATTTGCAATAAATATAACCATTCAAAGCAAATGAAATGGAAAGATTTATACAAAATACTTGAAGAATTAATTCTAAGTTTAGCAATTGAACTTTAATAGCTCTAATTCATGAAAATTACGGTTACATTGAGCGCTTAAACCATTTCATGGATAATTTATCACGAACAAACTAAAAGCGCTTAAAAGCTAAAATATGAGGTGTTAATATGACAACGCAAAAAGAAAAGAATGTTTTGGAATTTAAAGACAAGGATATTTTGAAGAACCATAAAGTCGCTGACAAAGATGACGAATGGTTTCATGAACAATGGAAAAATAAACTAAGTGGATTGAAAGAGGCAGGAGATGGCAAGGTTAGAAAAAATTTATGATGTTTATTTCAAGGGGATAAAAACGGGAACTGGTACGAAAAAAGAGCTTTCGAAAATGCTCTGTGTATCACCTCACTCAGTCGCTGGTTGGGTTAAAAATGGAATGGCTGATTCTCCAAAAAAGAACGCAGTCAAAATCGCCATTGTAAATGAAAAAGCGATGATGGAGAAATATCCCGGTTGGAAGCCTTATGGTGGTTCAAAGTCTAAGATTTCTGATGAAATAACCGATCGTGACCGAAGAAAGCACGAAACAAAAGAAGAACGTAGATTGCGAAGAAATATTCGAGCGCAAATGGCAATCGAAGCAACACGCAAAGAAGAATTAGGATTATAGGAGCAGCTAGATGAAACTAATTAAACTTTATGAATTTGATTATTATGATTATGAAAAAGGAGAATATCAGCGCTATGACCTTCTCAAATCATTAAAAGAAAATTGTGAAACAGCAGGTAGCCTATTAGTAGAAGTTCCAGAGTCATCTTTTGATTTTGGAGATTTACTAAGAATAGGCGGCAATATTTACCGAATGACTTGTGCGAGTTCGAAAGAGGGGTTAGCTACGGTTGAAATGATAACCCTGAACGCATACCCCGAGGAGACTGAATACACAAATGAAGTTACTTGCCCATACTGTGGACGAGAAAATGAATCTTTTGAACTACCAGATGAAGACGAAAGATATGAATGCTTAGAATGCGGTAGTATCATGAGCATACTTCGAGAAGTTACTGTTACATACTCTGCTGAACCAGTGGAACGAAATAAAATTGTTAATTTGGAGGACACGAAAAATGACTAAAGGGAAAAAGGTTGAGCGCAACCAAGATAAATTGAACAAATTATCGCTTGATTTTGTCAGCGAAATTTCACAGTTAGATAAAAATGATGATAAGGCAAAAAAAGAAACGGTTCTTGATGGTTTATATGAAAAATTAATTAAGTTAGGTAATGAACTAGGATTTAAAGAGCCAACTTACTGGGCGGAAGCTTATGATGAATTTGAAGAAAATAAACCAAATTATGAAAGTTGTGTAGCTGAAATCAATTTTTATCTTTTTAATTTAGTAATTGGGCGGGATAAAGATTATGAAGGTGATATTACACGAGTTTATAAATCAACTCATGACATGTACTATCAAACAATGATGTTTCTTTTTGTAGCAGTATCTGACCACTTTTACGATGTGGCTGTATTAAGAGAGAAATAAGGGGACACGAAAAATGACTAAGTATTTAGTACACGTAAGAAGTGAGTTTGATATGGAAGTATCGGCTGATAGTCAATTTGAAGCAACTGAGCAAGCACTAGAAATGATTTATGAAGATAACAGAGAACTTTTCAGAGAAATTGATATGGAAGCTGAGGAATTGAAAAATGACTAAAAATGATTATATTGAAAAAATCACTCAAAATTTAGAACATTTAACAAAAGATGAGCTTAAGGATGTAAGCATTTTGACCACCGCTCAATATGGCGTTAGGTTGAAATTTGCTGAAAGACAACAACTTGAACACGAAATAGCAAATCTTACTCCCCAACTCCAACAGCAAGCCCTGCCAGTCGTGCCTGAGTGCGTGGGGAGCTTTTTATCGGGTAAATCAATTTTTGGAATTGCTAATGGAGATATTCCAGGTGACGTTATATCTTGGGTACAAGAGCAAACCTATTATGTAGATTTAGAAAAGATTATTTCACATTTAATAAGTATAAAAGTTACAGGCTTCACAGTCGAAAAACCACAGCTGTTCTATTTGAAGCACATTGATATGAGTAAAGCAGATAAAGAATTTGACCACTATCTATTTAGAATTGAGGTGGATAGATTAGCTCATCATATTGTTAACAAAAACAATCTACCTCATAATTATAGGAGTGTTACATTCACCCAGCAAGAAATCGACAGCATGGAAACTGGGAGCTATGAACAGATTGAGGTGGCGGAATGAGATACGCTGTAAAAGTATTTGAGAAAGGAAAAGTGTTCTTTTTTAAAACTTTTGGTACAAGAACTGAAGCTGAAGAATTTAAGAAAAACATAATCAAGCAAACAGAACATGAAGCTATAGTATATGAGATTGAGCTTGTGCCTGTGGAGGACGGAGAATGAAAACTAAATATATTGTAAAACCTAGTGAAGACAGTCATTTACATTTTTCTGAATGGGATGAAACCATAGCTAAATTTGTTATTGACGATATGCCAGGATGGGAGCAAGATTTATATATATTTGATAGCTTCTGGTTAGCTCTTGATACAGCTAAAATATTTGATGGGGTAGTGTTGGAATGGGGAGAATGAGCGACCCTTGCTACAAAGATATAACTTGCCCTTATTGCGGTTATATCAGTAATGAGCCCACAGCATGGATTGATGATACAAGATGTCCTCGCTGTGAAAAATGGATGATTCACAAAGAGCATAACCTTTTAGAAGATGAGCTTAAATCTTTGGAAAAAGAATATGAAATTAGGCGAAAAGGTATTTACAAAAAATATGAAACTAAGCCAGTATTTAAAATGGAGAGAATAAAATGACAAGACAATTTGTAAAACGTGGCGATTCTAAAGCAACAATACCAAAACGAGCAACAAAAGGCTCTGCTGGCTATGATATCGCAGCAAACGAAAAAGTTACGATCCAACCAGGAGAAATAAAGCTTGTACATACTGGCTTAGCTGTTCAAATGGAACAAGATGATGTAATGCTGCTGATTGACCGCAGTTCTAATCCTAGAAAACGTGGAATTGCCCTATCAAACTCTTTGGGAGTAATTGATCACGATTATTTCCCAAATGAGTTCATGGGAATGTTTACTAATATTACTGACAAGCCAGTTACGATTGAAGCAGGTCAACGCATCATGCAAGCCGTTTTTGTGAAGTATGGGCTAGTTGATAACGATAATGCAAACGGAGAGCGCACAGGCGGATTTGGTAGCACTGGGGAGGTTTGAGAATGAGCAAGTTTGCCATGGATTCCGCAAAGGTGCTATCAGAAATAAAGAAAGATGTTCACGAAAATATTGACCGATATTATAGAGATATCATGATTGCTAATAGCCTTTGGGAGCAGAAGAATGCGCTTGGTGAGTTACAACTTTATATGAAAAGACAGATTAAAAAAATAAAAGAAGTTGAGGATAGTAAATGACCTTATATCCCAAAAAAATCAAAGGAATCAGAGCATCAAAAGTTCCTGTTGGAACAGAAATCGAAGACGCATGTGGGAATATCTGGGTAGCGTTTGAATCTTACCGCAATGAATCAATTTCAGGGAGTGATATAAATGGGGATTGCGATGTTGGTTGGAGTATTTCTGGAAATTCTTTTAGATTGAAAAACACAAAGAAAAAAATAGGGTGGTTAAATGACTAAAAAAACAAAAAAGTATACTCTAACAGCTCAGGATATTCAGGCTTATTTATGTGAGCTTGGTATTAAGCCTACTAAGGAAGTATCAATTTATAGCATTGAATATTATTTTGATAAACAAACTGTCAGCGCTGACAAACTTTCGGTCGAAAAACTCCAAGAACACTTATTGCCTTATAGCAAAGAGATGGTTCAAAAAATCAGAGATGAAAAAATGCAGTTAGTGACTGCAGATGAATTTGTAAAACTTCACAAAGAATCTTTAACTGCTATTAGAGAAAACGACAAACTCCAAGAACAGCTTAACACTGCGAAAAAGGCACTGACAGAAATTACTAAGATTCCTGAAAGTGATAATTATTTTGATGAAGAAGAACGTCTATCTTGTATTAAAGAAGCTGCCGAAAAAGCACTCGCAGCGATTGGAGGTAATGATGATAGGGGATAGAAAACGTTGGCAACTTCCTATCAAAGCTAAAAATGCTGGAGAGGAACTCTACATCCATTCTAAGGCGAAATTCCATTACTTTACAGATGAAAATAAATCTCTATGTGGGAATCACAGCCAGTTGTGGTATGTTTTTGAAACTTATCCTGATGAAAGAGACTGGAAAACTTTTGATAACAGTGTTTATTGTTCACGCTGTTTAAAAATACTCAAAAAAAATGAAGGGAGCGGCGATGAGTGAACCAAATTTTATAAATCACGAAATTGTATTTAATCCTACAGGTAATGAATTTGATGAATGCCGAGGTGAACTACTAGGCTCTTACCAGCTCGTAAAAATAGAGGATTATGAGTATAAATTTATCAAACAACCCCAGCTCACGATTCCGAAAAGCATTGCGGATGAGTTGGATAAAATCCCAAATGAAGCTAAAAGATATGTTCAAGAAAACGGTTTTGATGATTACTCTATTCTGGATGATTTTGTAGAATTACGAGAATTTTATGAAGCCGATGAAGATGAAACTTTCCCTGGATTTACAGGATTAAAAGAGTTTGTCAAGGATAATTTAAACTTATGTGCTTTATACCTCGCAGGCAAAGCCCTCGGAGTTGATTTAGTGAAAGTGGTGGAGGGATGAATAAAGAAAATCTTAACAAAATCAATGATATCAGTTCAGAGATAGCAAAAATTGACCGATTTATTGAAAGTTACTGTCGTGCACCAAGAACGATTGGCTTAAACATTTATAAACAAGATAAGTTTTTAGGTATGGAACTAAAACCTTATGGCTTTTTAGGAAATATAGAGTTTTCTATACCAAGTAAACTCAACCGTAAGTTGATTGATTTGATAGTAGAACATCGAGAAAGTTTAGTTGCTGAACAAGAAAAATTGTGGGGGAAATAATGAAAATTGTATTAAACAAATGTTTTGGTGGATTCGGTTTGAGCCATGAAGCCAAAATGATGATTTTTGAAAAAAGAGGAGTCGAAGTATTTCCTTATTTGTCTAAGTTTGGAGATGAGGAGTTTATATATGAAAAACTGTCTAAAGAAAAAATAGCAGAATCTGGTCCTAGAGATATTACTAGAGATATAACCTATTTTCAAAAAGATCCTGAGCTTGATAGTTTTTCAGAAGATTGGGGAGAAGAAGATAAATTTGACTCTATTTATTTAGATTTTGATGACGATAGAGGCAATAAAGACCTAGTAGAAGTTGTAGAAGAACTTGGTGAAAAAGCAAGTGGTAAATATTCAAATTTGAAAGTTGTTGAAATTCCAGACGGTGCAAGCTATGAAATTAGCGACTATGATGGAATCGAAACTGCTCACTATGGCTTTCAAACAGGAAGTGTTTAGAATGACCGACAAACTAATATCGCTGGTCAATGACTGGTGGGGAGGATTGAATGAATCCATATATAAGTGAGCTATTTGATTTAATTGACTCTTGCAGAGAAGAAATCAAAAAATATCCATGGGACTTTATCTATATTAGTTTCATGAAACAAGAAATAGATAAAAATATTTCAGAAATCAAAAAAATCAGTGATTCAATAAGTCCACATATTCCAGAACCTTGGGCTAGTATGAGCGCTGATGAAATTATAAAAGGATTGGGGGTATATAAATGAAACTTTTGTGTAAGCTGCACTTGCATAAGTATGAAATTGTTAAGCGAATAAGTGGCGGAGATTATCTAAAGTATATAGAAAAATGTGAAAGATGCGATAAAACAGTTATTGCAACATATAATGCTTTGGGAACCCCTTTTGTTATCAACCGTTCAGACCTTGACGAGTCAGAGAACGTGTTCCCTGAAAAATGGCTTGATAAACATATGGATTGAGGTGGAGATGAAAAGATTTAGATTAGTAAGTAGCTCATTTGTCGATAGTGTTGGAAGACTTCGATCAACAGAAAAGATTATTAAATATGATAGCTATGCCGATGTCATTGAATATATTGAAAGTAATGCAGGGTGGTATATTGCTGACAACGGAGCTTTCAAAGTTGCCTATATCGAGGAGGTTGTGGAGTGAAAGATAAGGTTATCAAAGGACTAATAAGAGGAACTTGTTTATCAGTCTTTTACCTCATATTTGAACATATTTCTAGAAATTGGGGATTGGCTGAAACAAGACAATTTCTTTATATCTTAATTATGATTCTCTATTTATGGAAGGATAATTGAACGCAAAAAAAGCCCGCTGGGAACGGGCTTCGTTGAAAGAATTTCTAACTTAATTATACCACAAAAGGAGAATTTGATTAATGGCAGATAAGTTAGATAGAATTATTGGAGATTACGTTAATGGCAGACTTGAAGCCAGAATAAAATCAATTGAGAGCAGATATCTTTATAAGCAAAAAGTAGATAACTTAGGAATCCGTACAGCTTATTCTGGTGGTTCGGAACAATTAAGCCATGTTATTAATCAGGAAAAGCTTGAAAGTGATGAAGAATATCTTAAACTCAAGGAACAACTAGAGATATTAGACTTCTGGTTTAAGCCTCTGATTCCTGATGAAAAAAGAGTTATTGAACTAAAGTATAGTGGTTATGCCGGCTTGTATTGGTACCAAGTAATGCAATATTTAGATATCGAAGGAATTAAAGACATTGGCTTGAAAAAAGCTAAGACGATATTCTACAAGTTTAGAAATGATATTTACCGACAAATGCAACACTGTTTTTAGGGCATATTTTTGGACAAAAATTGGCACGAAATTGCCTAAAAACGGAACCTCAACCCTTGTTTTTGCTGATATACTTGTATTATGAAGTAAAAGGCAAAAGCAAAAATTTCGGAAAAGTAAGGTTGAATTTGCTTCATATTAGTGGCTGCATGGTCAAGGGGTTAAGACACTGCACGTTTAATGCAGAGACGTGAGTTCGAATCTCACTCAGTCACATAATGGGTTGATAATAATATTCCCTTGGTTTGAATCCATAAAAACAGCTTGGGAACTTGCGACTGTACAGTGATGTCGTTACATTCACAACGGGGTTATTTATCTTTTGGGAGCTAGACTCCCTTTGCTGACTAACCCATAGGACTTTCTAGAAGTCAAGGGCTTACAGCGTAGCAAGCACGGTACGGAAACGTAGGCGCTCAGGGTTCGATTCCCTGACTTGCTATTTTATTACAGGTTGTCCAATGGGCAGCCTTTTATTGTTGGATTCACAAATAAGATAGGAGGGAGGTATGAAATGACAGATAAACAACAAATTTTTGCAGATGAATATTTAAAAGACTTGAATGGCACGAGAGCCTATAAAATTGCTTATCCTAACGTTAAGAAAGATTCAGTTGCAGCTGCTGCTGCGGTAAGAATGTTAAGAAATGTTAAGGTTCGAAAGTATATAGATGAGCAGCTTGAAAAAATGCATAACGAAAGGTCTGCTGATGCTCAGGAAGTTATAGAATACCTCTCTTCGGTAATGCGTGGTAATTCCATTTCTACTGTTGTTCAAACAGAATTTATCGGTGATGGTTTAAGTAAAACAAAACTTATTGAAAAACCACCAGATGAAAAAGAGCGACTGAAAGCTGCAGAGCTTTTAGGTAAACGCCATGCTTTATTCACTGACAAACAACAAATAGAAGTGACTGAAACTCCTGTGTTCGTTGATGACTTAGGTGATGACGATGGCTAAACTATCTGAGTTCATTCCTAAAGCATTTGCTTCTACTTGGCGAGCGGCTTTAAATAGTAATATCTTAAATATCGTTGAAAAAGGTGGGCGTGGTTCAGGTAAATCATCTGACATTGCACATATTATTACTCAATTGTTAATGAGATATGCGGTTAATGCAGTTGGTATCCGTTATGTTGATAATACGTTAGAACAGTCAATCTATGAGCAAATGAAGTGGGCTATTGAAGAACAGGGCGTGACTCATTTATTTAAGTTCAATAAGTCACCATTGAGAATTACTTATATTCCACGTGGAAACTATATGATATTCCGAGGGGCGCAAAACCCTGAACGAATTAAGTCATTAAAAGATAGTAAGTTTCCTTTTGCAATTGGTTGGATTGAAGAATTAGCAGAATTTAAAAGCGAAGATGAAGTAACAACTATCACTAACTCACTTCTACGTGGGGAATTAGATGATGGCCTTTTTTATAAGTTTTTCTATTCATATAACCCACCAAAGCGTAAACAATCATGGGTGAATAAGAAATATGAATCATCATTTCAACCAGCTAATACTTTTGTTCATCATTCTACTTATCATGATAACCCGTTTATTTCTAAAGAGTTCATAGAGGAAGCTGAAGCAACTAAAGCTAGAAGCGAAAGACGCTATGACTGGGAATATTTAGGGAAAGCAATTGGTTCTGGAGTTGTACCGTTTGATAATTTACAAGTTGTGCCTGGTTCAATTACTGATGATATGGTTGCAAACTTTGATAATATCCGCAATGCAGTCGACTTTGGTTATGCTACTGACCCACTAGCTCATGTAAGGTGGCAATACGACAAGAAAAAGAATGGAATATATGCAATTGACGAGCTTTATGGTCAAAAAATAAGTAATAGAGAATATGGGAAATGGTTGCACAAGAAAAATTATTCTAGTGATACGATATTTGCTGATTCTGCTGAACCTAAGAGCATAGCTGAACTTAAGGCCGAACACAACGTTCCACACATTAAAGGTGTTAAAAAAGGACCTGATAGTGTTGAATATGGCGAACAATGGCTTGATGATTTAGACTTTATCTGTATTGACCCACGAAGAACTCCTAAAATAGCTTGGGAGTTTGAAAATATAGACTATCAAGTAGATAAAGATGGTAACCCTAAGCCAAGGCTAGAAGATAAGGATAACCATACGATAGATGCTACAAGGTATGCTTTTAGTGAAGATATGAGAAACGTTAAGACCACGATTGCTTCTAAAGCAAGCTTTGGTTTTTATTAAAGGAGAAACATGGCAATTAAAATAAATAGAGAGATGGCAGGGAATTTAAATAGTCCAACTCCGGAACTGCTAAATTATTGCATCTCTCAACATTTAAGTCTTATAGGGAGATTAGACAAACTATCTGATTATTATGATGGCAAGCAAGACATTTTAAAGCGAACAAAAGATAATGATGCAGCACCTAATAATAAGGTTGTTGTCAATCACGCAAAGTATGTAACTGATATGAATGTTGGTTTTATGGTTGGTAATCCAGTCGCTTATACAAGCAGCGATGATATTAAATCTATCCTTGACGCTTATACAAAAGTTGATATTGTATCTCATGATACTGAACTAGAAAAAGATTTGTCAGTATTTGGCATTGGCTACGAGCTAATTTACTTGAATGAAGATAAACAAACAGGTAAAACATTTGCTGATATTAAATGTATTGATCCAAGAGGAATCTTTCTTGTTACAGATGATACGATTGATGCAAATCCTTTATTTGCAGTCCATTATCAAAAGGTATATAACTTGCAAGGAGCTATTGATCACTATCTTGTCAAATATTATAACGATAATTGGGTGATAACATATAGAGCTGCTTCAATTGGTTTCGGAGATTATCAATTAATCAAAGCACTTCCACATTATTTTAAGGCAGTACCTGTTATTGAATATCGAAATAACGAAGAACGACAAGGAGATTTTGAGCAAGCAATTAGTTTAATTGATGCTTATAACTCGCTTCAATCTGACCGTTTAAATGACAAAGAGGCCTTTGTGGATGCAATACTTTTCATCCGCGGGTTTACTCTCAAGGACGGAGATGGAGCAAGGTTAGCTTCTGAAAAAATACTACAGACTGATGCAACACCAACTGAAGCAGATGCAAGTTATCTAACAAAAACAATGGACGAGAGTTCAGTAGCTATATTACGAGATTCGTTCCTCGAGGACATTCATAAAGTGACTTATGTGCCTAATATGAATGATAAAAACTTCTCAGGAAACGTTTCCGGCGAGGCAATGAAGTACAAACTCTTTGGATTGCTACAGCTTATGTCAGTTAAAGAGCGGTATATGATAAAAGGTCTCAGACAACGTTTGATTATCTTTGCAAATTATTTAGAAATAAGCAATAACAATGTTGATATTGATGGTATTAAGATTAATCTCAAACCTAATTTACCAATCAATACAACTGATATTATTAATCAAATCGTTCAGGCGCACCAAGCAGGAATTCTACCTCTCAAAGTGTTGCTTTCATGGCTTCCAGATATTGATAATGTCGATGAAGTTCTTGAACAGTTACAAGAGGAAAAAGAGGAAGCTATCGAAATGAATCAGAAAGCTATGGGCGTTCAGTCAGAAGATAGCCTTTCTAATCTTGATGATCCACCTGATGAAAATGAGGAAGAAAATCAAGATAACAACAATAAACAGTCTGGTAATCAGACAGATCAAAAAGGAGACCAAGAAAATGGCCAAAACAAAAACAACAAAAAACAAAACTCAAAAAACTAATGCTAAAGCAGCAAAAACCCCTAAAGTGACTAAAACTAAGGCAAAAACTGCTTCTAAAACAGCTACTACAAAAAAGAAGGTAGCCAAAAAACCAGTAGCAAAAACAAAAAAAGCTAAATAAATACAACTTTCAATAAAATACAGAAAGACATGGTAAATAAAATGGGATTTGAACTGAGTGACAAAACTATTGAAATGCTTGGAAAAATGAGTGCCGCTTTGGCTGGACAAGTTCAAAAAGACTTGAAACTTGATGAATTAAAAGACATTGAAATGAAGGAAGCGTTCGAAGATTTGGCAAAAATGTATAAATATCTTTACTATGGGCTTATCAAACAAGGGTTTGACAAAACAGAGTCTATGCAAGTAGCTACTCGAATGCTTGGTATTAGTAATAAATGATTACAGCTAAATTCAAAAAGAAAAACAACCAAATTTACTGGTATCAAGTGACTGGCCATGCAGGCTTTGCAAATATTGGAAATGATATTGTATGTGCTGGGGTTTCTGCCTTATATATCACAGTTACCAATGCTTTGTTATCATTTGGGAAAACTTTTGAGCGTGAAGAAGGCTATTTTATACTTGATCCAACGGATAAAGAACTAGCAAGCCTTAAAATACTTCATGATGGTATTGTTTCAATAGCTGAACAATATCCCGAACATGTAATAGTAGAGGAGTAAAAAAGAATGTCTGACTACTGGCAAAAAAGAGCGATTAAAGCCGAAAAGAAAGTAAATGACGGTGCTAAACAGCTTGAGGAAGTCGTAGCACAGGCATACAAACAAGCTCAATCATATTTAACAAAACAGATTGCTAAATTATTTAGTAGAACTAAGCAGCAAACGGAACTGACAGATGATGAAGCAAAAAGAATGCTCAATGAGACTGTTCCAGTTTCTGAATTAGTTGAGCTTAGAAGATTAGCTAAAGATATTAGCAATCCTGACTTGCAAAAAGAAGCTAAAAAGAGGCTCACAGGACTAGCGCTTAAATCAAGAATTACTCGTGCAGAAGATTTAAAAGCAAAGTCTTATCTAGTTACAAAACAAATTGCAGATGTTCAGCTTGATAAGCAGACATCTTTTTATGTTGACACGATAGATGAAGCTTACAAAGAAATTACTGCTGAAACAATTATTCGTGAAGCTCAAGCAAATGCAAAGAATGGCGTTGTTAAAGAAGTTTGGAATAAGAAAGATTACAAGTTCAAAGAGTTATCTACAAAATCAGTTGAAAATATACTTGACAGTCACTGGCTAGGAGGTAATTACTCTAAAAGATTATGGGGAGATACTGAAGCCTTAGCCAAACGATTAGAGCAGCTATTCACGGTTGAAGCTTTAACTGGGATGAGTGAGTTTCAAATGGCAAAGGCAATTGCTGGTGAATTTGACCGCTCAATTAATGTTGCTAGGCGTTTGATTCGTACTGAAGCGAATTATATGGCGAACCAAGCAAAGCTCAAATCGTGGCAAAACAATGGCGTTGAGAAGTATCAAATCATTGCTATCTTAGATTTGAGGACATCACAAATTTGTCGTCATAAAGATCATAAGATATTTCTAGTATCTGAAGCGGTTGTAAACGGTGCAAAAGGTACATATCCACCTTTTCATCCGTGGTGTCGTTCAGTTGCTTCAATGTATTCAGAGCGACTAAATAATATACCACGTAAAGCGCTTGACCCTATCACTGGTAAAACATTTGATATTAAAGGAAGTACAACTTACAACGAATGGATGGATAAACTAAAATCAATGCATCCAGATGTTGAATTTAAAAGTAGCAAATGAGGTGATCTAATATCTCGCAGTTATGCGTGAAATAATAGGAGATTTACATGACATTCAATTATTATAACGATCAAGATGGAGACTTAGTCATTATAGATAAAGAAGTGCTCCCAAGTGTTATGACAGTGCAAATTGAATTCGAATTGTATGATCTTAATAATGTTGCTATTGCTAATGTAAACTTAAATGTTTATAAAAAAAGAAAACAAATTGAACGAAATACTCTATGCCAGACTGGTAAAGATGGTTTTAAACCTTTGTTTTGGGCAATGAATAAGGTCAAGGAATTTGAAGAATATGCAAAGACTGAATTATATAATCCTTTGCCTTGTTATATTCAAGTTTATTGGGCAGATAACAGAAGGGCAAGATTATACAAACGGTACTTACCTAGATATGGTTTTGAGTTAAAAAATTTCGGACAAGGCACGATGTTATACAAAAAAATAGAAACAGCTAATCAAATATAAAGCGTTTGTCACTGACAGGCGTTTTTCTTATGTCCAAGCGTGATGACATTAAAAGCTTCGGAAGTGCAAGCATTGAACCACTTTAAAAGCAATTGGAAAGGATTAATAACATGAAAATCGCAACATTATGCGGAAACAGTTTACTCAAACTCAACTTACAACAATTTGCTGAAGGTCAAGAAGGCGGTGAGGGTGGAGCAGGAACTGACCAAGAAACTCCTACTGAATTCAACGCTGACAGTTTGACTGATGAACAAGTTGCAGCAATCAAAGAAAAGTTTGGTCTTAAAGATAATACTGAGGTTGACTCTATTGTTAACGCTCGTCATTCTCGTTGGCAAGAAAAACTTGAAGAAGAAAAAAATGAAGCTGCTCGCCTTGCAAAACTTTCGGAAGAAGAACGCCAACAAGCGCTGATTCAAAAAGAAAAAGATGACTTTGAAAAAGAAAAAGCTGTCTTTCGTCAAGAACAGTTGCTTGTAGAAAAAGGAAAACAACTTCAAGAAATTGGTATTCCAAGCGCTTTTGCTGCTCGTATTCAAGGAAATACTGCTGAGGAAGCTATTAAAGATGTTAAATCTTTCAAAGCTGAATGGGATAAAGCCTTAGAAGTAGCGGTTAACGAAAAACTCAAAGCTTCTGTTGATACTCCACTTGGTGGAGGTGCCACACCAGGGAAATCAGTTGATATCTCAGCTATGAGTTATGACGAAGTTTTGGCATTGAAAAAAACAAATCCAAAAGCCTATGAACAGGCTACAAAATAAGGAGAAAAAACATGAAAAACAAACATCTAAAAATGAATTTGCAACAATTTGCAGATACAGTTACTTTTTTGAAATCACAAGTTGACCCAGAAGTTATGGGGCAGATGGTAGCTGCACAGCTTCCTAAAGCAATTAAATTTGCTGGCATTGCACCAATTGATACAACACTCGCTGGACAACCAGGATCAACAATCACACTTCCAAAATTTAAATATTCTGGTGATGCCAAGGTAGTTGCGGAAGGTGAATCTATTGAAATGGATGAACTTACAACAACAACTCAAACTGCCACAATTAAAAAAGTTGGTAAAGGAGTTTCTATCACTGATGAAGCTGCACTTTCAGGTTATGGGGACCCAGTAGGAGAAGCACAACGACAAATTCGTATGGCAATTGCTTCAGCAGTAGATAACGAAATTGTTGCTGTAGCAGGAACTGCAGCACTAACTGTTATTTCAAATGTTTCTCTTGATTTGATTGACCAACTTGAAGATACATTTGTTGAAGCACCTGATGCGCTTGAAGAACAAGGCTTTACTCAAGGTGTATTGTTCGTTTCTTATAAAGATGCTGCAACATTGCGCAAAGCAGCTGGCGTTAACTGGACTCGTGCTTCTGACCTCGGCGATAACATTCTTGTTTCTGGAGCATTTGGTGAAGTGCTTGGATGGACTGTTGTTCGTTCTAAAAAAATTAAGACTGGTTCGCCAATTGCGGTTAAACCTGGTGCAATGAAAACATATTTGAAACGTGATGTTTCTGTAGAGGCTGACCGAGACATTAAAAAGAAAATTACGGAGTTCACCGGCGATGAGCATTATGTTGTTGCAATTGTAGATGACACTAAGATTGTACGTGTTGAAGCTGCCGAAATTCCTGTAACAGGCGTTACAATCTCACAAAAAACAGCGTCTATGAAAGTTGGAACTTCTAAAGAATTATCAGCGGCAGTTGCCCCAGACAATGCTACTAATAAATCTGTCACTTATTCTTCTGATGCTGAAGCTGTTGCAACGGTAAACTCTGATGGTAAAGTCACAGCACTGACAGCAGGTACAGCAAACATTATTGTCACTACTACTGACGGTTCTAAAACCGATAAGTGTGTAGTAACAGTAACTGAAGCATAAATAGCAGTAGGAGGTAATCATGGAAGAGAATGAACCAAAAACTAAAGCAATTGAACGTTTAAAAACTGATTTAGGCATTGACGACAATAAAGCTACTGGTTTAATTGAGGATGCGGTTATTCTCGTCCTTGATTATACGAATCAGGATAAGATGTTGGATTCAATGTGGTTATATGCTCGTCAGTTAGCCACAATTACTTTTAATCGTGAAAGTACCGAAGGAGAGTCTAGTCGTTCAGAAGGTGGCGTTTCTCAATCCTTTGTTGAAGATATTCCTTTAAATATTCAGCGTGGCTTGAATCGTTATCGACTCGGAAAGGTGGTTAGTTTTTATGCGCCTGATGAAACGTGACTTAATAACGGTCTATTTAAAAAGGATAGACCCAAATAACACGCAAGATGAAGAGGGAAACGATCAAGTTATTTATCTGAGTCCTGTTGCTCTTGAAATGAATGTTCAGTCTGCAAGTGGTGCTGTCAATGCCACAATTTACGGTTCAAAGCTTTCTAGCATGAAATCATGTAAGTATCAAGGCAATAAATTAAAAGAAGGCAGAGATGAAAACAGTGGTATCTGCTTATATGTTGACAAGAACAGTGACCCTGATTATAAAATCAAATCGATTCAACCTTATTCTACACACATCAATGTGATGTTAGAAAGGAACGATGAAATTGGGAATTGAAATTAAAGGATTGGATAGGCTTAAACGAAAAATTAATGCCATGCCTAAAATCTTAAGTGATGCTGTGAATGATGCGACTTACGAAATCACAGAGTTGGTTCGTTCTGCAGCAGAATTAAGAATAGCTTCTAGTATGAAATTCAGTTCTGGAGAATTGATTGGAAGTTTAAAGACTGAGGTTGTAGAAAATGCGGAAGGTAAAATAGTTGGGCGTGTCTGGTCGGATAAAGCTCAAGCCATTTATCGTGAGCTTGGTACTGGTCCAAATGGACAAGCAAGTTCTAAAGATTTACCAGAAGGGGTTAACCCAGTTTATACTCAAACTCGTTGGTTTATTCCAGCTGAGGAAGTTGGAATTGATTTGAATGAAATCTATGGCATGCCTAAGATTACCATTCAAGGCAAAGAATTTTACATCACAAGCGGTCAACCAGCAAGACCTTTCTTATATCCATCATTGAAAGAGATACTTCCACAAATGCCTGAGATATACAAAGAACACGTTCAAAAGAAATTGAGGGAGCTTAAATAATGGAAAGAGTAAATATTAAAGTTGCTACTGTTTCCGTTTTAAATGGGATATCTGAGATTAAAAAAGTAGCAACTGATTATCCGTCAACATGGAATGACTTTCCTACAGCTATTTACAGAACGGTTAACAACCCACATTTTGTAGATGGAAGTGGCGAGGAACTTCAAACAAAGTGGTCAATTACAATTGAATTATATTCTAAAAGTAGCTTGACCACTATCGTTAATAATATCATCGAGCAATTTGGTGATATTGGTTTTACAGGCACGCAAAGAGATGCTAACACAGCAGATTTAAAGCGTGTCATTATTGAACTATCCGCAATCGTGGATAATAAAACAAAATACGTTTATTCGAAATAGGAGGAAATAAACATGACAACATTTGCAGGTCTATTATCAAAAGGAGCGGTGCTTTCTTATAAAGAAGGTTCAACTTCAAAAGAAATTGCAGCAGTAAAATCTATCCCAGCAATGGGAGCTGACCCTGAAAAAGTGGATGTTACCCACTTGGGTTCAGAAAAGAAAGCTTATATTGCAGGGATTCAAGATACTGACAACATGGAATTTGCCATCATTTATCAAGGGGATAACTTTAAAGATATTGATACTTTGGTAAAAGCTGGTAAATCGGTTGATTGGACAGTGACTTATTCTGATGGTTTGAAAGTTACATTCACAGGACAACCATCTTATAAATTTGATGGTGTTGAAGTCAACCAAGCGCTTGGATTTAACTTGGTAGTTGTTGTTTCGGCAGGTCCTGACTTTACTCCAGTATCATCTCCCAGTTAATCCCCAAGAACCAACTGGGGTAACGTTGGACAAAACATCAGCTAGTGTAGAAGTTGGTAAGACAGTTAAGTTAGTAGCAACTGTGGTTCCAGATAACGCTGAAGATAAAACTGTAACTTGGGCTAGTTCAGACGAAACAAAGGCAACTGTAGATAAAGGAACTGTTACTGCGGTAAGTGAGGGAGTAATCACAATTACAGTGAAAACAGTTAACAATAAGACTGCTACTAGCACGATTACTGTCACAGCAGCATCGGGTAATTAATAACATTTTAAGAAAGGTTAGTCTCGAAAGCTAACCTTTTTATTTTTTATAAATATAGAAATCGGAGAAACAAAAATGACAAAAGAAAATATCGTAAAACTTCCTGGAACTAAACAATTTGAATTTGGTGGCTTAAATCTTCAATTGCGCTTGGATGGTAAATCTATTATTGCTATTGAAAAACGCTTGGACGAATCACTTATGGGACTTTTCGTAAATGGTCAAGGTGGTTTTAAATTGCCAGCTACAAACAAATTATTGGTAGTGCTTCAAGGTGCAAACCAAACAAGCCGAGTTTCTGATTCAGATTTAGTTAACGCTTTTGAACGTTTTGTCGAAGCAGGAAACACTACTTTTGATTTGTTCAATGCCATTCAAGAATTGCTTGATGAAGCGGGTTTTTTCGGCAAGGACAAGAAGGAGAACGAAGCGACAAATGGGGAATCTCTGGACAACGAACCAGAAGCACCGAGCGAACTCCTTTAAAAACCTACAACAATTTATCCAGCATGCTTGAGGATTTATACCCTCAGGCAGTTGAAGCTGGTATTTCTTCTACTGATTTCTGGGCAATGACTTTTGACGAAATCATGGTCCAAGTTGAAGCAAATAAAAAAAGGCATGAGAACGAGCTAAAAGAGAAAGCGATGTTTGATTATTCTCAACAAAGGCTTGCTATCTATGCTTTTAATGATCCAAAGAATTTTCCTAAATATGAAGATGCTTACCCTTTCTTGAATCAACTCAAGGAAGAAGTAGAGCAAGCAGTATCTGAGGAAGAAGAAAAGAAACAAGCGATGCTTAGTGACCAAGAAATTATGCGACAAAATGCAATGTTAATTCAGGAAACTCGTAAAAGAAAAAGTCAAAAGACAAATTAAAAAAATATTGAATAGAAAAGGAGGTGAGAAATATGGAATTAGAAACGCTAGAGATACTGTTTGATGCAAATACTGCAAAAATGGATGAAGCGCTTAGTAAAGTTTTACCTCGTGTAGAAGCAATTATGTCAAAGTTTGAGAATATCACTGGGAAGTCTATGAAAAAGACTGAAGATAATTTGAATATTGATAAAGGTGCAACACAATTTGGCAAACAGTTAGAAAAAATGAATCAGACTTTTGAAAAGATGATGGGTCATCTTGAAAGTTCTTCTAAAAAATCATCAGAAAGTATTGGAGATAATTTATCTACTGGATTTAAGAAAGCACGTCCTAAAGTATCAAAAGAAATTGATGCCATGCTAAATGAAATTAATGCAAAAATGGGTCAAGCTAAAGCTGCTCAAGAAAAAGTGGCTTATCTAAAATCACAGCGTCAAAGTTCTTCAGCAAAAGGAGATGGCGGTCAAACGGTCAAATATGATGACCAGATTGCACGGGCTCAGGCATCAATGGTTAAATATCAAGACCAAGCAAAAAGTCTTGCTCGATCAATGAAGACTGAGTTTGATGCAGTGCCTTCGTCTTTAGAGCGAATTGCAAAAGTAATGGATGCCAATGAAGCTAAGTATTATACAATGCGTGAAAGTGTTCGAGCTTTACAAAAGGAATATCAATATCAACTAAAACCAGTCGGAAGTTTTGACAAAGGTTTTAAAAATGTCGATACTCCTGATTCATTGAAAACTGCTCAAAAAATGCAAGCACAGTCTGACAAAATGCAGAAGCTAGCAAGTAGTAACGATGTTCTTCAAAAAGAATATCAAAGAACAGAAGAGCGTGCAGAATCATTAAGAAAGGCAATAGGACGAATTAATTCAGTTCTTAGTCAATCGTCAATGGCAACTGGAACAGCTGCAGCTGGAGCTAGTATGACAGGTTCAGGATTGAAACAATCTGAACGTGCTGTTTCTAAATATGGCGGAGTCTTCAACCGCATGTCAAACTCCATTTCTCACGGTGCTGGAGGAATTGGAAATGGATTGAAAAATTCATTTGGGATATTGGATAAATTTGGAAATCTCTTTTCGAGAAATTCAAATAAAGTTACACAAGGCACCCGTAGTATGTCTATGGGTAACAATGCATTTCTTCAGTCTATGAAATATTTGTTGCCTTCATTAATTGTTTATCAATTAATTGGTGGAGCAATAAGTAAATTAGCTGGCGGAATGATGAGTGCATTGAAGACAAACGATCAGTTTTCTAACTCACTTAATCAGATTAAAGTCAACTTGATGACTGCATTCTATCCAATTTATAATGCAATTCTTCCTGCCATTAATGCGATGATGAGCGCAATTGCTACATTAACTGGTCAATTAGCTTCGTTTATTGCTGGGTTATTTGGGACTACTTATCAAGCAGCCAAACAAGGCGCAAGTGGTTTATATGATAATGTTCAAGCCATGAATGATACTGGTTCATCAGCGACTAAGGCGAAAGACAAGGTCGATAAACTTCAACGTTCACTTATGGGATTTGATGAGATTAATCGTATTGGTTTGCAAGACAAAACTGATGATGATACTGATAAAGGCCAAGATACAAAAGCTCCAGGTATTGATTTTGGGGCTGCGACTGGTAATTATTCAACTCCTAAATGGATGAAGGATATGCAAGCCTTACTTAAAGACTTCTTCAAACCTTTCCAAGATGCATGGAAAAATCAAGGTCAAAAGGTTATTGATGCTTGGAAATATGCACTTGGAGAAGTTATTGGTTTAGCAAGTGCTATCGGGAAATCCTTTATGGAAGTCTGGACAAATGGTACTGGTCAAAAATTCATTGAAAATCTACTAATTTTACTTGCGGATGTACTTAACATCATTGGTGATATAGCCAAAGCATTTAAAGATGCCTGGAACGAAGATGGTAGAGGAACTGCCTTAATCCAATCGCTATTTAATGGGCTGAACAGAATATTAGAATTACTTCATTCAATCGCTAAATCATTTAGAGAAGCGTGGAATGATGGAACTGGTAAAGAAATAGCAGCAAACCTCCTTGAGATTTTTACCAATATTAATAAAACAGTCGGTAATCTTGCGGAACAACTAAAAAAAGCTTGGGAAAAAGGAGATACTGGTAAAGAAATCTTTTCTATCATTCTTGGTATAATTAATGATTTGCTTGGACATATTAATAATATGACAAAGGCTACAGCTGATTGGGCAAAAACATTAGATTTTACACCTCTTCTCAATAGTATTAAGAAGCTATTAGAAAATATACAACCATTGTCTGACAACATTGGTGGCGGATTAGAATGGTTTTATAAAAATGTTTTACTTCCATTAGCTGGTTTCACTATTCAGGAACTGATTCCAACTTTCTTAAATACTTTAAGTGCCGCAATAAAAGATATAAATATTGTCATTGATGCTTTAAAACCGCTAGGTGTTTGGCTCTTTGATAGTTTCTTACAACCAATTGCTGCATGGACAGGCGGAACAATCATTGATATACTCAAAGGTTTAAATAACGTTCTGGGAGATATTGGTAATTGGATTAGTAAAAATCAGTCAATGGTTGAGACAGCAGCTAAAGTAATTATAGGATTATTTGCTTTTAAAGCTGCTACTGCTGGATTAAATGGCGGAATTGGAATACTTGGCAGTCTTGCAGATAAAGCTGTTCTTTTAGCTGGTAAACAAGGGGTTGTAAAAGGGGTTTTTGAAGGTGTGACAGGTATCGGAAACCTGAAAGAAGCCGTAACAAATATGAAAACTCTTTCTGAACTTTCGTGGGTTGCTATTAAAGATGGTGCGTCTAATATCGCAACATTTGCAACGAATACGGTAAGTATGGGTGTTGAAATAGCTAGTGCTACAGGCAAACTCATAGCTCACGGTACGCAAATCGCTATAGATACTGGGCTTATGGTAGCAAATGCTGCTCAACAGGCTATAATGACAACTGCAACAGCTGCTTGGAATGTAGTAGCAGGAATTTCTGCAGGAGTTACTACAGCACTTGGCGCAGCTTTCGCATTCTTAACAAGCCCAATCGGATTAGTTGTACTAGCAATTGGAGCTATCATTGCAATTGGTGTACTCTTATACAAAAACTGGGATGAAATTACAGAAGCAGCTGGTAAACTTGGAAAATGGCTTGGTGAGAAGTGGGACGATATCAAGAAAGCTACTGGTGACGCTTGGGACAATGTTAAGAAGGCAACTTCTGATAAATGGAATGAAGCCAAGAAATCAATAAGCGATACGGCCGATTCTATAGGTACTAAAGTTTCTACTAAGTGGGAAGAAATCAAAAAAGGAACAGGCGATGCTTGGGACAATGTTAAAAAATCTACCTCCGACAAGTGGAATGATACCAAAAAATCTGTTCACGATACAGCCGATTCAATTGGAACAAAGATATCTAATAAATGGAACGAGATAAAAAGTGGTACTGGTAATGCATGGGATAATGTGAAAACATCAGTTTCTAATGCTGCTAATACTGCAAAAACAAATGCTTCAAATGCGTGGTCTAACATGAAAGACAAAATGGGTGGCTACGCTGATACTATCAAATCTAATGCCAAAGGTGCGTTTGATAATGTTGCTTCATGGGCTTCCGACATGGGCAAAAAGATAGGAAAAGGCCTTGAGAATGGGGTCAGCGCAGTCAAAAAAGGTGCAGCCGCAATCGGTAATGGTATTGCTGGAGTTATTGGTAGTGCAGTTAATGGAGTCATTGACGGTATTAATTGGATTCTCAACAAAGTTGGAGCTAATGGTAACTTAGGACATTGGAATGTTCCTACCTTTAATGCTTATGCCAATGGTACAAATGCTCACCCAGGAGGACCAGCATTAGTAAATGATGGCTCAGGTAGCCAATGGCAAGAAATGTATCGAACACCTGATGGTAAAACTGGGCTATTCCCTAAAGTGAGAAACCTCATGGTTGATTTACCAAAAGGAACCCAAGTACTGAGCGGTGCTAAAACTGCAAAAGCAATGTCAGGAATGCCTGCTTATGCAAACGGTATCGGTAATTGGATGGGTGAGAAATGGAATCAAGCCAAAGAAATGGTTGGCGATATTTGGGACTATGCCACTCATCCAGAAAAGATTTTAAACATTGCAATAAGTAAGTTTACTAATCTTTCTCAAGCAGTTGAACCTGCGTTATCTATTGCGACTGGTGGGATATCTACTATAGCTAATGGAGCGATGGGAATGATTGAAAAGGCATTCTCAGAAGGCTCAGAAAGCCCATCTGGTACTGGTGTCGAACGTTGGCGACCAGTTATTAAAAAAGCTCTGTCAATGAACGGTGTATCAACTTCTGAAAACTATGTCAATGCTTGGCTAAGACAAGTACAAAGTGAGTCAGGAGGTAATGAGAAAGCTGTCCAAGGTGGATATACTGATATTAATACGATTACTGGCGACTTGGCTAAAGGATTGTTACAAACTATCTCGGCCACGTTCAATGCAAATAAATTCCCAGGACATGGAAATATCTTTAACGGATATGACAATGCGCTTGCTGCAATTCATTATGCATTGGGCCGTTATGGTGACCCTGGTATGCTTCAAGTGATTGGTCATGGACACGGTTATGCAAAAGGCACGCCATATGTCCCTGAAGATCAGTTAGCAATGATTCATGAAGGAGAAATGGTTGTTCCTGCTAAATATAATCCTTATAACTCTATTAGTGATTTCAAATCATTTGAAACTTTGCAGTTGCCTGAAATGTTCACGGACAAACCAACTGATTACAATAATTCTGGAAGCTTTGGTGGAGGTCAAGATGTTTCGAGCTATGGCTTGGCAAACATGAATGGTTCATTAACAAGTGCCATCATGTTGCTTGTTCAATCTTTAGGAGCACAAACGAGCCAAACTTCAAATGGAGATATTGTGATAAATATCGGAGGCAGAGAGTTTGGACGAATTGCAGTTTCAGAAATCAACAAATATCATCAACAGCTTGGGTACACTGAGCTTAACATTTAGAAGGAGGAATTATGTCTGCCGAACTACAATTTAATGGAGTGACGGTAAAAACTCCTAAAGAATTCAGCGTCAGTATTTCAACAATCGACGCTGACTCCTCAGGGAGAAATGCAAATGGAGAAATGGTAAGAGATGTCATTGCTCAAAAAACAAAACTAAACATTAAATGGGGCCCTTTGAGTGACTCAGAAGTATCTGATATTTTACAAAGAATTAATCAACCTTTCTTCGTAGTAATTTATCCAGACCCACAAATCGGAAGACAAAGAAGTAAAACTTTTTATGCCGGAGATTCTACAATGCCTTCTTACTCATGGAACGATAAGTTTAAAGCGATGAAGTGGGAAAACTTATCTGTGAATCTGATAGAAAAATAGGAGGATAAGAAATGCTTACTGTCTCAGATGATTTTAACAATGCCATGAAAGCAGAGAATCGAAGATTTGAGACTCGAATAAAAGTTGGCGATAAAGTTTTTACAAAAAACGATATCAATAGTTGGGTATACAGTGGCGGCTCTATTTCTGGTGAAACATTTCAAATAGGTTCAACATTTTCAAATTCTATAAAAATAGAATTTTGTTCAATAATTGAAAATATTAAAGAGCTGACAGAAGTAACTGTAGAAGTCGGAATAGCAACTTATGATGCAGATTATCATTATGATAATATCCCGCCTGAAAAGGTTGGAAGTGCAAGAGTGGGTTATGCTAAATTGATTCATTATAAACCAACGGTTTATGAATATGTCTCCATTGGAACTTTTTATGTCACTAAGTGTGACCCAGATAGAAACGAAAATAAAACGACACTTGAAGCAAGTGATCGTTTTGTTTTTTTAGAAAATGAGTATGTTTCTGAACTAACCTATCCTGCTTCTATTCGAGATATAGCTTTAGAGATTGCTAATAAAAGCGGTTCCGTCATTAATGAAACCAACTTTTCAATGATTAGCACCCCAAAAATAAGAAAACCTGAGGGTTATACTTTCAGACAAGCAATAGGTTTAATCGCTCAGTTTGAAGCAGGTTATGCAAGGTTTAGCCGGACAAATCAATTGGAAATCATGCAATTAATTGACCCAAAGTTTGCAGTTTCACCAGCAGAATATTTTCAAAAGGGGCTAATAAAAAATGAATTAATGTACAAAATTGGTGGGATATCTTGTACAGTACCTGTTCAAAGCGAAAGTGGAAGTGAACAAGTTACATATTTATCAGGTAGTAATACTGGTCCACAAATTGTTTTAGAAAATAAAGTGATGACTCAAAGTTTACTTGATGATATTTATCAAAAAGTAAAAAATATCAACTTTTATCCTTTTACTTTAAATTGGAGGGGGAATCCAGCACTAGAAACAGGCGATTGGTTAACACTGACTGATAGAGATGGCACACCATTTAAAACTCCCAATTTAAGTTACACCCTAACTTTTAAAGGAGGATTGACAGCAACTAGTTCAGCTAATACTAACTCTTCAGCTCAAACAGTCTCAGCTTATTCCCCACCGCTTAATCAAATTATCAAAGATATTAATTCTCGTGTTGATGCAGCTGGTAAAAATTCAGTTTATGACGGAACAGAAGAACCTCCTTATCCCAAAGAAGGAGATATTTGGTTCAAAAAGAACGGTCCTGATGATGAAATATGGATTTATACAAAACTTGCGGACGGAACTTACGATTGGGTAATGACTACTTCTACAAGATTATCTGATGAAATTCAAGAAAAAATCGACAATTCTGTTCCTTCTGATGAGATTGTAAAAACAATCAATTTATCACAAGAAATGGATGGTAAAGAGTGGTTAAAAATTACGGGTGCAAAAATTTGGTTAACTGATCAAACTCGAATAGATGATGCTATCATCCAAGATGCTATGATTGGAAATTTGAGTGCTTCAAAACTGACCGCTGGAACTATTAACGCTTCGGATGTAAACATCATTAATTTAAATGCTTCAAGTATATCAACTGGAACTTTGACAGCTGTTGATATAGAAGGGGTAAAAATCAAGGGCTCTAAAATTACTTCTGCGGGAGATGATTTTTCAATGCTTCAGGATAATGGAGCAATTACTTGGATAAGAAATAGCGATGGCAAAGAAATTTTTAAATTTTATACCACGTTAATTAATTTGCAAGAAGGAAATGTTCGACTTGATGTTTCTGATTCTGGCTCTTTATCCATTTATAGTCAGAAAACGGATAAAGATTTCTTGCATTTTTCTGCTGTTGGGAACACTATGTCATGTTCTGCAGAATTAGATCGATTGCAAATAACAGGGGATAATAATTCGCTTTCATATACTCCAACAAACTTTGAATATCAATCTAGTGGTGACAATCGTCCTAATTTGAGAGTGGGAGTGACTGGCTTTAAAATAGGAAGTAATGCAACTTACCTATCAGGAGATAACAATGGAGCAATAACTGCTGTATCAAGCGCTTTAAACATTTTAAGTAATGTTAAAATTAGCCAATTTACTAATATTGGTGGAAATCTTAGTGTTAACGGAAGTCTAAGTGTAATTGGTTCTAAAAATGCTGCTCACGTCACAAGAGATGGGCTTAGATTAACTCCAGCATATGAAACGGCTGAATCATATTTAGGTGATATTGGAACGACAGAAACAGGTGAAGATTGCACAGTTATAGTTCCTATTGAAGAACATTTTTCTGACGTTATAAATACAGATTATGAATATCAAGTTTTTTTGCAAAGTTATAGTGAAGGTTTTGTTTATATTAAATCTAGAGATAAAACGAGTTTCACAGTGCAATCATCTGTTCCTAACCTTCCTTTTACATGGGAAATCAAAGGTAAAAGGAGAGGTTATGAAAATGATCGCTTGACTTTGACTGATATGAAGTTTGAAGAAATAAAAGAAATTGAAGAACAAAACTTTAAAGAGGAGGAAGCATGAATAAAGAAATTGATGCAGAAAAATTGATTAACAACCTACTATCTAAAATTACTCAACTAGAGTTTGATAACGCTAAATTATCAGTATTAGTTGAAACTTACGAGCAAGAAAATTCTAAGGAGGTTGGCAAATAATGAGTTATGATAAGCAAACCTGGAATAAGTATGATGAACTAAAAACTGAAGAAGAGAATATCGAAAATGGTGCGGTTGTTACTGACAATCGTATGAACCATATGGAAACTGGTATTGGTGATAACGATGCTAATCTTGCTTCGCATCTTGCAGATAAAAATAACCCTCACAAAGTTACAGCTGCACAAGTAGGGCTTGATAAGGTTGATAATGTTAAACAAGCTTCAAAAGTAGAGTTTGATTCTCATACAAGTGATATATCTAACCCACATAAGGTTACTGCAACACAAGTTGGGGCTTATTCTAAAGATGAATCAGATCAAAAATTAGCAACACAGAAACAAGCGATAGATTCTCATGTCAATAACAAATCTAACCCACATGCAGTAACAGCGAGTCAGGTTGGGGCTTATTCAAAATCAGAAACAGATACAAAGTTTGCATCCGCTCAATCACTGACAGATTTATCAAATAAGGCTTTTGTGAATAAAGGAAACCTAGCAAGCGGGACTGACTTAAATAATGTAACCGACACAGGATATTACCGTATAGGAGGACTTGTTGGTGGAACAGATATTTTGAATTCTCCGTCTGAAGTTGGTGGTATTAGATTCTATGCTTTTTTTACAGTCACAGGTTCACTTCAAGAATTAACAGTATATTCTCCTAAACAAGATACAACATGGACATATAGCCGTTCTATTTCAGGAAGTCCAGCAACTTGGAGTAACTGGTCAAAAACTGTAATGGCTGATGATTCTGGGAAAGTTACTATTAAGGACTTAGTAGTTACGGCAACCGTTAAAACAGTTAACTTAGAAATTACAGGGCAGTCTACAAAAACAGTTTCAATTTATAATGGTGGTGGACAAATCATATTAACACGTATCGGACCAATGGTTCAAGCAGATATTAGATCTATGCCGGCTATCCCCTCAAATACTACAATTTCTGGAGTTATTCCAGACGGATATAAACCAGCAGCTGATTATACATCGATAACGCATAGTAATAATAGACTTATTTTTTATGCAAATGGTAGTATCAAACCTGATAATAATGCCATGGTTTCAGATAATGGTTACTACTCATGTAGTTGGGTAACAAAAGATGCCACACCAACAACTTAGAATGGTTAAAAAAAGAAAGAAGGAGTAATGGAGGAAAAAGCATGGCAAGAAGTTCTTGAACGGTTGGCCAGAATAGAAACAAAGCTTGATAATTATGAGTCAATCAGGGAGAAGGCTGAACAGGCTCATTTAATAGCTTTGAACAATGCAGATGATATTAAAGAAATAAAAGCAAATAACAAGTGGGCGTGGGGCTATATGATTGGTCTTGGGATTTCAATTGTTATTTATTTTTTAACTAAATTTTAAAAAGGAGTGGAAAATGATTTTTAATAACAAGTTTTACAACCTTATCAAATGGACTGTTTTAACAGCCCTACCAGCACTTAGTGTTTTTATTGGAGTAATTGGTAAAGCTTACGGTTGGGGCGGAACTGATTTAGCTATTATTACTTTGAATGCATTCACGGTATTCTTGGGAACATTAGCTGGAGTAAGTGCTGCAAAATATAATAATCAGCCAAATGACACGGAGGAGAAAAAATGAAAAAAGTAATTAAAAAGGCTGCCATTGCTATGGTAGCTTTCTTTGTTGTTGCAGCAAGTGGACCAGTGTTTGCGGCAGTCGGTGACCAAGGGGTGGACTGGTCAAAATATAACGGAGACTATGGTAACTTTGGTTATGACCATGATAAGTTTGCGATTGCTCAAATTGGCGGAACTTATGGCGGTTCGTTCGTTGACCAAGCGACTTATTCAACGCAAGTTGCATCTGCCATTGCTCAAGGTAAACGAGCACATACTTACATTTGGTATCAAGTCGGAGGTTCCCAAGAAGTAGCAAAAGCGGCACTTGACCGCTATTTACCAAGAATTCAAACGCCAAAGAATTCTATTGTTGCTTTAGACTACGAAAGTGGAGCAAGTGGAGATAAACAGGCCAATACTGATGCGATTCTTTATGGAATGCGACGTGTAAAAGCTGCTGGATATACTCCAATGTATTATTCTTATAAGCCTTACACTTTGGCAAATATCAATTATAAGCAAATCATCAAAGAATTTCCTAACTCACTATGGATTGCGGCATATCCAAATTATGAAGTGACACCAGTTCCAAACTATAGCTTTTTCCCAAGTATGGACGGAATTTCAGTATTC